TGGTTGCTGAGAAAGTGGTTAAAGAAAAACCAAAGCCTAAAGCTAAAGCCAAACCAGTTGCAAAGAAAAAGAAAGTTGCAAAAAAGAAAAGTGTTTAATACACATAACCAATAACCAAGGAGAAAACGATGAAAGCAAAAACTTCCCTAAAAATAAAAGGTCAAGGAAGCATACCATTGTCTCAGCCAAAGAAAGTCAAGGTAGAGGCAATTAAACCCGGCTATGGCAAAGGAAAAAGCAGAGGCAAAGGTGCAGCTTTAAGAGGCAATAACTTTAGTGGCATTTATTAAGTCATGGACAAGTATGATTTTATTCATGCTCTCCGAAGAGATTTAAAAAGCAGAGAGGAGCAAGTTAGCGATATTGTCATGTCTGGTGGGGTAAAAGACATGGAAAATTATCAATTTTTAATGGGAGAAATTTCAGCAATTTCCTATATTCATGATAAGATAAAAGAACACTTACATGACGAGGGAGATATTGTCGATGAATAAGAAAGCTTCAGCTAAAAAAGAAGAAGATTTAATTAACTTAGAAGAGGCTTTTGTCAAAGAAGATGAAAGGGTTTTAGACCCTACTTTGATTGATAAAAGCGTCATCGAAAGAATGCCTCAACCAACTGGTTGGCGTATTTTGGTTTTGCCTTATAAGGGTAAAGGTGTCACCGATGGTGGCATTTTGCTTACTAAGGAAACCATAGAAAAGGAAACCTTAGCGACTGTTGTTGCTTATGTGGTTGCCATGGGTCCAGACTGTTACCAAGATGTCAAAAGATTTAAAGATCAAAGGCATTGGTGCGTGAAAGGACAATGGGTACTCATAGGTAGATATGCAGGCTCAAGGTTTAAATTAGCGGATGATAGCGAGGTCAGAATCATTAATGATGATGAAGTCATTGCTACAATCCTTAACCCTGATGACATCGTTTCAGCATAGGAGAAATATATGATTGAAGAAACTAACGAAGACATTCAGGTTCAACTTGATAATACGCAAGAAGCTACCGATTCGGTAGAAGTTGTTGTAGATCAAGATGCCTCCTCTGACTCAGGCAGTGAGGATGAACTTGACAAATACACCCGTGGTGTAAGCAAACGAATTAACAAGCTAAACGAACGAGTTCGTATGGCTGAAGACAGAGCAACCCAAGCTGAAACAAAGTATTACTCACTAGCAAGTGATTACAACACAGTTAAAAGCAAAGCTACTGCTTTGGACAAAAATTACACGGATGAGTATGAAAGCCGTGTAAAGTCTCAAAGGCAACAAGCAGAAGACTTGTATAAAAAAGCAAGAGAGACCAACGATCCTGATCTTGAGTTAAAAAGCGTTGAGCTGTTAAACAAAGTATCTCTTGAAGAAGAGAGAGTTCGTTTAGCAAAAATGCAACAAGAACAGCAACATTTTCAATCAGAACAAGTTGTACAACAACCTGTTCCAAAAAACCAATCTTCAGTGTATGATAATCCTAAGCCCGACTCTAAAGCGTTGGCTTGGGCGGACCAGAACGATTGGTTCCAAAAGGACAGAGTAAAAACTTACACTGCCATGGGAATTCATGAAGACCTTCAGAACGAAGGTTATGATGGTTCAAGCGAAGAATACTATGAAGAGTTGGACAACAGATTAAAAACGGTCTATCCTGAAATGGATAAACCAAGAGACAGCAAAGAAGCAAACTCATCTGTGCAGAGAGTAGCCTCAGCTTCCTCAGGAAGCCGTCAAACAGCACAAGGGAAGAGAAGCGGACTTAGGATTAATTCTAACCATGCTTCTGTTAAAAGCAACTTAAAGCCTTATGGCATGAGTAACCAAGAGTGGCTCAAGCGTGTAGGTAAAGAGATGATTAAAATAGAAGGAGCAAAATGATGGACATAGATGCAATAGACGAAGTAACCCGCACATCTCGTGATGAAGAGCAACACGATAAAACTGCTAGAAGAAAGCCTTGGCAACCTGCAAGGATGTTAGAGACTCCACCCGCACCCGAAGGTTATAAATACCGATGGATTAGGGCAGAGTATGTAGGAGTAGAGGACAGGAACAATGTTTCTGCCCGAATGAGAGAAGGATGGGAGTTTGTCCGACAGGACGAAATGCCTGACTTCCCTTTACCTACAATCGAACATGGACGACATGCAGGTGTCATAAGCGTAGGTGGTTTGATATTGGCTAAAATACCAGCAGAAACTGTCAAAGAACGGAACGAGCATTACAAGAACAGAAACGTTCAACAGAACCAAGCTCTTGATAATACAATGTTCACTGAAGTTCAAGGCAATAACAAGTATGTGAAGTATTCATCCGATAGAAAATCGAATGTATCATTTGGAAAAAAAAGGTAGGTAACTAACATGGCGAATAAAGACGCTTCATTTGGTCTGAAACCTGTAAGAATGATGGGTGGCTCACCCTATTCAGGCGGACAGAGCCGTTATAGAATTGCTGCAAACTACGGAACTTCTATCTTTCAAGGCGACATCGTGAAACAAGTCACGGGCGGAACCATTGAAAGAGCTGCTGCAAGCAGTAGTGTTCCAGTTGTAGGAGTTTTTAATGGCTGTATGTACACAGACCCAACATCATCCGAGCAGATATTTAGCAACTATTATCCTGCAAGCACGAACGCTTCAGACTTAATTGCTTTTATCGTAGACGACCCTGAAACCATATTTGAGGTTCAGGCAGACGACACTTTCCCAGTGGCTGATCTGTTTGGAAACTTTGATATTGTTGACACTAACTCAGGAAGCACCTATACAGGTATTTCTGGACTAGAACTAGATGTCACCACAGGTGCGACTGCAACAACTCTTCCTTTGAAGGCTATTGACATTTCTCAAGACCCTGACAACGAAGATGTATCAAGTGCTAATACTAACGTATTATGCGTAATTCAAAATCATATCTGTGGCGTTAAATCCGCAGGTCTAGCATAAGGTAGGTGACAAATGGCTATAAGTAGATCGCAACTTGCGAAAGAACTAGAACCGGGTCTAAATGCTTTATTTGGACTAGAATATGACGAATACAATAGCGAGTATCAAGAACTCTATTCTGTTGAAGACTCTGAAAGAGCCTTTGAAGAAGAGGTACTAGTTGTTGGATTTGGTGCTGCTCCTGTCAAGGAAGAGGGTGCAGGCGTTAACTTTGATAATGCTTCAGAAGGCTATACTGCAAGATATACACACGAAACTGTGGCTCTTGCTTTTGCATTAACTGAAGAAGCAATCGAAGATAACTTGTATGACCAATTAGGCAGAAGGTATACAAAAGCCTTGGCTCGATCCATGCAACACACTAAAGAAGTAAAAGGTGCTAATGTATTAAACAATGCGTTTGATGCTAATTTCACTATTGGCGATGGTCAAACATTGATTTCTACTGCTCATCCGCTTGCGGGTGGTGGTTCAGCTGCTAACAGAGCAACAACAATGGCTGACTTGAACGAAACTTCTTTGGAAGATAACATAATTGATATCTCAACTTTTGTTGATGACAGAAATCTTACTATTGCAGTAAGACCTGATAAATTGATTGTTCCACCTCAACTCACATTTGTAGCTGATAGGCTATTAAATACTCCGGGTAGAGTAGGAACTTCTGATAACGACATCAACTCAATTAGAAATCAATCATCTGTACCAAACGGTTTTTCAGTTAACCATTACCTCAACGATCCTGACGCATATTTCATTATGACTTCAGTAAACGCTGACGGTGAAGGTTTAAAAATGTTCCAAAGAACAGGAATGGAAACCACAATGGAACCTGAATTCTCAACAGGTAACATTAGATACAGAGCTAGAGAAAGATACTCATTTGGTGTCTCTAACTGGCGTGGTGTTTTCGGATCACAAGGAGCTTAAGTTTCTTAAGAACCATAAAGGGAGCTTCGGCTCCCTTTTTTTGGATTTTTTTATTAAACTGATATACAATCAAAAGACTAGGAATTATTAACTTGTTCTATCGACTGACCTAGCAGACAAGCCGAGACAATAGAACTTATTTCCTAGGAGGAAATTATGGCAAATTCAACTTTTAGCGGACCAGTCCGCTCAAAAAATGGTTTTCAAACTATATCAGAAAACGCTACTACTGGTGTAATTACTGTAACTAGTGGTTCTGAAATTGCAGTCGAGGCTGTAGCAAGTGCTGGTATTGAAGGCACAGCAGCAGTATACATTACTCAAGTCGAGAGACTAAAAAGTGATGTTGACACTAATGTAAACATTGTAAAATCTACTATTATGATTGACCTAACGGGGTTAAAAGATGGTGGAACAGCAGGTGATATTATCGGTAAAGACGGTGCAGGTGTTGCATATATAGCACAGGTTACAACAGCTAACCAAGGTGTTGTTTT